GGTTCTAATTTATTACTCAATATAGAAGTTGGTGCATCAAGAACATCAGTTGGTATTGGTTCAACATTATTTGAAATTAATAAATTTAGTATCGCTAGACCTGGACATTCTTTCAAGGTTGGTGACAAGTTCAGACCAGTTGGATTGATAACTGCTTCTCATCTATCTGCACCCATACAGGAGTTTGAATTAGAAGTTATTGAAATATTCAGGGATAAGTTCTCTGCTTGGCAGTTTGGTGAGTTAGATTTTATCGACAGTATATCTAATCTTCAAGATGGACAAAAAACTAGATTCCCATTATTCTTCAATGGTCAATTATTAAGTTTTGAGAAAGATCTAGATAATGCAACATCGCAATTAATAGATTTAGACGCTGTTCTTCTTGTCTTTATTAATGGTGTGCTTCAGAGACCAAAACAATCATATCAATTTGAAGGTGGATCAACATTCGCATTTACAGAACCACCTGATCCTGAAGATAAAGTAGATATCTTCTTCTATAAGGGACAAGAAGGTGTTGATGTTCTTATTGGTGACATACAGGAATCTGTAAAAGCAGGTGATAAGTTTAGAGTTCTTAGGAATGAGAATTTACCTGCTGGCATTACAACATCACAAGAAAGTAATAGAACTGTTAAACAAATACTAGGTGCTGATTTAATTGAAACTGATATTTACAGTGGACAGGGAGTTGATGAAACTAATAAAAAACCTGTAAGATGGGAAAAACAAAAAGTTGATATTATCTTAAATGGAGAAGTTGTTAATAAAACTCGTTCATCAATTGAACCTCAAATTTACCCAACTGCTAAAATTATTGGTGATTTATCAGTAACAAGTGGAAAGGGAACTGGTAATAATGATGGAATATTTGTTGATGATGCAACTTCATTCCTTTATGAAAAAGAAAGATATGGTCAATCTGGTGATAGTAAAGTTGACGCACTAATCACATCAGGTAGTATTGGTGTTGGATTTGCAGCGACTGCTCTTGTTAATGCCGATAGCACAGTAACACTTCAAGCAACATTTCCTGGTGGAAGTGGATATACATCAAATCCAACTGTTTCAATAAGTCCTCCTCCTGTGATAGGTGTTGGTATTGGAACAACTGCAACTGCAATTTTAAATGTAACTAGTGGTATAGTGACTGCTGGATTCATGACTCAGGCACAGATTGGTTCGGGTAGTGGACTAGGATATACACATACAAATCCACCTCAAGTATTGATAGAATCACCTACATTCCAAACTGAAAAAATAACTGACATATCAGATGTTGAAGGATTCACAGGAATTATCACTGGTATTTCCACAACAACGAATTCTGGACAAACTGCACTCAAGTTCTTCTTTAGAGCAACAAAACCAGCAGCAAGTCTCTTAGTTGGATATCCCATCTTAATTAAAGATACAACTGTAGGAAATGGTATTGTTTCTGTTGATACTCATAATTCTTCCATTGTTGGTATTGGTAATACCTTCTTAGATAACATCTATAAGGTTCATGCAATAACTTCTAACGGTGAGGATGGTGAAATTACCTGTAATGTACAAAATGGGTCTAACATTGTTGGTATAGCAGAAACTGGTTTCCATTATCCAACTGGTGTTGGTACTAGTAAATCATTGGGTCGATTAAGTTGGGGAAGAATATATAATGCTACTCGTGGCACTAATCCAATTTCAATAGGAGTTACAGGTTTGACAGTCAATGCAGGAATGGCGACATTCCCAACCATTCAGAGGAAAAATTATGATGTAACATCATTGAGAGGTTTGAGATCGACTGGTGCGATTAGGGTGTTTGGACTTTGATTAAATAACCACTATAAATAAAAAGAAAAGTAAAATTTTAAGATGTCGGCAATTGTTACTGACCAATTTAGAATTCTGAACGCAAATAATTTTGTAGAATCAGTAGAAAATACAAATAATTCATACTATGTTTTTGTAGGATTGGCAAATCCAACAGGAGCAGGAACTTTAGTGGGTTATGGTAGATCATCAGATTGGAACTCAAATACCCCTGCACCTACAGATAGTTTTTCATATAGAAAACATAGTGGTGATACCATGATGTTTGGTAAGAAGGTATCATCCGCAAATATAAGAAGAATAATAAGAAGAGTTGATTGGGTATCGGGTAATAGATATGAAATTTATAGAGATGATTATAGTGCAACAAATCCAAGTCCATTAACCGCTGCAAATAGATTGTATGATGCAAACTACTACGTTCTTAATTCCGACTTCAAAGTTTACATTTGTATTGATAATGGTTCAAGTGGAACTAACCCGCTTGGGAATGTGTCTCAAGATGAACCAACATTTACAGATTTAGAACCATCAAAGGCAGGAAATAGTGGAGATGGATATCTTTGGAAATATTTGTTTACAGTTTCTCCAAGCGATATTATCAAGTTTGACTCTACAGAATTTATTACAGTTCCGAATAACTGGTCAACAAGCAGTGATTCTCAAATCAGAGCAGTTCGTGAGAATGGTGATTCATCTATTAACGAAAACCAAATCAAACATGTATATATCGAAAAGGCAGGATCTGGTTATGCCAATGGATTAAGTCAAGAAGTTGATATTATTGGTGATGGTACAGGTGCAAAAGCAAGAGTAGACGTTGTAAATGGTTCAATAACAGATGTTACTGTAAGTGCTGGAGGTAAAGGATATAGTTATGCAGTTGTTGACTTAGGAACTTTAAACAGTAATGTTGCTTCAACTGGTAGAGCAAAATTAATTCCTATTATCCCACCGAGATTGGGACATGGTAATGATGTATATACTGAATTGGGGACTGATAGAGTTATTGTTTATGCTAGATTTGATGATTCAACTAAAGATTTTCCAATTGATACTAAGTTTGCTCAAGTTGGAATAGTGAAAAATCCTACAAAAGTTGGAACATCAGTCACTTATACAGATAATACTTATTCATCATTACAAGCAGTTAAATTTAGTACAGTCACAGGAACACCTCAAGTGGGTGAAGAAATTAAACAAATACTAGCCATTTCACCAAATGCAGGAAAAGTTGCTAGAGGATTTGTTGCTTCATATGATATTGAAACAAAAGTACTAAAATATTTCAAAGATAGATCATTAAATTTCAATCGAACAACTTATGATCATACTGACTACACAGGTATTTCTACTAACGGTAGAACATATCAATTTGAATCTCAAATAGGTGTAAATAACATTCAAGGTGCCACTTCAACATTCTCTGGTTCAATATCAATAAATTTCTCAGGAATTACAACTAATCCAACTGGTAACAAATTAATTAATTTAGGAACAAACTTTGTAGGAGGATTATCTGATTCTGAGATAAATAAAGGGTCAGGTGAAATAGTTTATTTAGATAATAGACCTTTAATCGTAAGAAACCCTCGTCAGAAGGAAGACATTAAAATCATACTGGAATTCTAAAAAATGCCACAGAAGACTAACTTAAATATATCACCTTATTATGATGACTTTAATAAGGACAGTAATTTTTACAAAATACTATTTAAACCTGGATATCCTGTACAGGCAAGGGAATTAACTGGTCTACAATCTCTTCTTCAAAATCAAGTAGAGTCGTTTGGTAAGCATATATTTAAAGAAGGTTCAATGGTCATACCAGGTGGCATTGAATATGACCCAACATATTATTCAGCAAAAATTAATTCTACTCACTTAGGTGTTGATGTTACAGTATATCTTAATAATATTATAAGCAACAATGGTGGTAAAGGAACAAGAGTAAGAGGTCAAAGTTCTGGTATAGTTGCTACAATTAAAAATTTTGTGCTTCCACCTCAAGAAGGTGTTGATGAAATAACTATTTTTATAAAGTATAATCAATCAGGAAATGATGGTGAGAGTGTTGCTTTCCCTGATGGAGAAGTATTAGTATTAGAAGATAATGTAACTTATGGTAATACAACTTTAAATGTTGAAGAAACAGTTTTAACTCTAGTATCTGAAAATGCAACAGCAACAGGTTCTGCATTTGGAGTTAACAAAGGTGTTTATTTTTTACGTGGATTATTTGTTGATGTACCAACATCTTTAATTGTTCTTGAACCATATAATAATACACCATCATATCGTGTAGGTTTTGAAATTCTTGAGGAAGTAGTTAATGCAAATGATGATAATTCCCTATATGATAATGCAAAAGGATTTACAAATTTTGCTGCACCAGGTGCTGATAGATTTAAGATTTCAGTAAAGTTAACTAAAAAAGCACTACAAGATTATGAAGATACTAATTTTGTAGAATTATTCAGAACAACAAATGGTGAGACAAAGAAATTACAAGATTCCACCGTTTATTCAGAATTAAAAAAATATTTTGCAAAAAGAACATTTGATGAATCTGGTAATTACTCAGTTGAACCATTCCGAGTAACAACACAGAACTCTTTAAATGATGAGGTTGGTTCAGGTGGTTTGTACACTGAAAATCAATTAACTGATAAGGGTAATACCCCGACAGATGATTTAATGTGTATAAAATTATCACCAGGTAAAGCATATGTAAGAGGATATGATGTATATCTACCAGGTACAACAGTAGTTGATATAGAAAAACCAAGAGATACTAAAACTGTCAAAGTTGCATCAATTCCATTCAACATGGGAAGCACAATTAAAGTGCAGCATGTAATAGGTACTCCATTTGTTAATATTGGTGGAAATAACACTAATGTTGTTCAATTATATAATCGAAGAAGAGGATCTTCTACTGCAGCAACTAATGGTATACAAATAGGTGAGGCAAGAGTATATTCATTTGGTGTATCTGACGCACCATATACTGGAAATACAACAGAATGGGATTTAAATCTATATGACATACAAACATTCACAATCCTAAAATGCAATTTACTTACTAATGCATCAGACAAGGTAGCAGGTGCAAGAGTTAGAGGATTAGCAAGTGGTGCTATTGGTTATCTTGCAAAAAATGCTAATGCAACTGGAGTAAATGAATTAGCAGTATCGCAAACAACTGGTGCTTTTATCTCTGGTGAGCAAATCATTTTCAATGAAAAATCAGCAACAGAAAATGCTTCAATAATTGAAGTTTTACAATATACAACTGATGATATCAAGATGATATATCAGGACAAATTTAGTGTAGGTATTGCAACTTTTGCTGCAGACGCAGTTCTCTATGATCGTGTTCTACCTAATTTTTCACTTACAGACCAGTTAAATGTAATAAACAATTCTGCTTCAGTCAATAATCGCTCTTTTGCAGGAGTTGGAATTAAGACTGATTCTATCATTGCATTTAATAATGGTGTTGGAAATGATCCACATTTTAATAGAATAACAAATATAAGTGGTGACGGTAGAACACTCACATTAGGTGCTGTCACTTCAAGTGTAAGTGGTATCAACAATGGTAATGTATTATCAGGTGTTTCAACCTCCTCAACATTTAGAATCAAAGTACCTAAAGTTATAAATCTTGAAAACGCTGGTATTTTCTCAAAATTACCAAAAAAGGTTATTTCAAATCTTGATTCATCTGATTCAAATTTAATTATAAGTAGACAAATTACAAATCAATCAATCACAGTAGTGGGTGGTGTAGGTTCATTATCAATAAACACACAAGCAGGATTAGACGCTTCATCAGGTATAACAAGTGCATTTTTTGAACCCTTTGATGCGGAGAAATATTCAATTACTTATCATGACGGATCGATTGAAACTTTAACATCTGATCAAGTTACAATTACAAATGGTGGAAATGATATAACATTTACAGGATTAAAATCAACACCACTTAACAAAGCAACTGTAAATGTAACCTTAAAAAAAGTTGGTGCCTCAAGTAAATCAAAAGATTATATCAGAAGTCAACAGTTAGAAGTAACTCGTACTTCAGGTGTTAATTCTTTAAATGGTCTATCAATTAATGATTGTTACGGATTAAGAGTTGAAGATAGAGAGATATCTTTAAATGTTCCAGATGTTGTAAAAATTCATGCAGTGTATGAATCAAAAACAACATCTAAACCAACTTTGGATGGATTAACTTTTGTTTCTGGTCTAAATTTAAATACAAATGCAGTTATTGGTGAACAGATAGTTGGTAAGGATAGTAGAGCAATAGGTCAAATCGTAGATAGACCAAGTGCAACCGAAATTAGATTTGTATATCTTAATAGTAATAAGTTTGCAGTAGGTGAAATTGTAAACTTCAAAGAGTCCTCTATTGAGAGTGTGTTACAAGGAACTATAACTGGTAATTTTGTTGATAGAACAAATAATTATGTTTTAGATAAAGGACATAACATACAATATTGTGACTTTTCCAGAATTATTAGAAAAGGTAAATCTGCTATTCCCTCAAGAAAATTATTAGTAATATTTGATCAATATCAAGTTGCTAGTGGAAATAGTGGTGATTTCTTCTCAGTTAATTCATACACTAAAGAAAGATATTCAAACGATATTCCATTTGTGGGTAGAAATAAAGCGTCTGACATAATTGACTTAAGACCAAGAGTAAATCCATATGTTGTAGGTAATTCTCAAAAATCTCCATTTGCATTTACATCTAGAAGTTTTGAATCAACAAATCCATATGTAGTTACACCAAATGAAAGTTCATTATTTGGTTATAGTTACTATCTACCTAGAATTGATAAGTTAGTAATTAATCAATATGAAGAAGTTAAATTAATAAAAGGTGAATCATCTGAAGATCCAACACCTCCAACTGAAGTTGGAAATTCAATGGAAGTTGCTGAAATATCTTTACCACCATATCTTTTTGATACAGTAAAGGGACCTAATATTAAAATGTTTGATAATAAAAGGTTTACAATGAGAGATATTGGTGCCTTAGAAAAAAGAATAGAAAATTTAGAGGTTACAACTTCACTTAATGCTTTAGAACTTAATGTAGAATCACTTCAAGTTAGAGATGCTGATGGACTTAACAGATTCAAAACTGGATTTGTAGTAAATAATTTTTCAGATAGAAACTTTATTGATTTTTCAGATGAGAGGGGATCAAGATGTGATGTCGATGTAATTGGTAGGGAATTAGTGAGTGCTGTAGATTTTTGGTCAATAAATCCAGAACTTGCTCTAAATCCAAGTATTGATGTAGATTCTGCAGATTTAAATTCAAATTTGCAATTAAAAGATACAAATTGCAAAAAAACTGGTGATTTGATCACTTTAGATTATGAAGAGGTTGATTGGTTAGAACAACCACAAGCAACTGAAGTTGAAAATGTAAACCCATTTAACGTTATCGTGTTTATGGGTGGTATCATTTTAGATCCTCCTTCAGATAACTGGACAAGAACACTTTATTTTGAGAATAAAAGAACCGAATCAACAGGTGCTAGATGGGCAGAAGTTGCTAATGAAGAAGTAGTTGGAGTCATAGATGAAACTCCTCTTGAAGCAAGTAATGGAAATTTCGGTGTAAGGGATATTCAAGATCCAGATTATGATTGGTATAGAAGAAGAATAAGAATAACAAAACAACTTATTTCTCAAACTCAACAAGTTAGAAGAACATTCCAAAATGTTTTACAAGGTCCAAGTAGAGAATTTGATTATATCGAGAGTGTCAAAACATCTAGTGAAACAGATCCATTCATGCGTTCCAGAAATGTATTTTTCAATGCAAATGGATTAAGACCACAAACAAAACATTATCACTATCTTGATAACGGTATTCCAGACATAGTTCCTAAGTTAGTTGAAATCAATATGAGTTCTGGTACTTTTGATGTTTTAGAAAATGCAAGTATACTTGTTGGTGATAAGCAAATTGGATTTGTTAGAATACAAAAACCAAATCATAAATTTGGTGATTCTTCAAGACCAGATGTCGGTGCTGGTTTAGGTTCTCCTTCAGTTCTAGAGGAAAAATATACAATTGATCCATTCGATAACAGTAGACCTGCTCCTTCAGACACTTACTCTGCCACATCTAGAATATTGAATATTGACTGCGTGTCACTCGCTAATATGGAAAAATATTTTGGTTATGTCACAAAGGGAGCAAAAATAGTTGGAGAAAAAAGTGGAGCAGTTGCGATTGTAAGTAGTGTTGAATTATTCAGTGATAATTGGGGTGACTTGTTAGGAACATTTTTCTTTAGAGATCCAAATACAACACCAAAACCACCAACTTTATTTGCAACAGGAACTAAGACATTTAGAGTCACAGCAGCACCAGAGGGCACTATACCCGTTCCTGGCAGTACAGATCATGCTAGTGATGCATCTGGTACATTTACAGGAACAGGAACAATACAGACTACTACAACAAGCAATGTATCTGTAAGAAATCCACCCCCTCCATCTGGAACTCGCCAAAGCGAAACAACTACAAGAGTTAATTTATTCTTTAAAGAGAAGGAAGAGAAATATATTGCTCCTCATAGAGATCCACTAGCACAGTCATTTACTGTGGATGAAACAGGTGCTTTCTTAACATCGTTTGATGTTTACTTTAGATCTAAAGATCCATTGGCAAAACTTTTTGTTGAATTAAGAGAAGTTGAATTAGGAACTCCTACAAAATTTTTAGTTCAAGATTATGCACAATTGGCGATTAATCCAAATAATATCAATGTTTCAGATGATGCATCAGTTCCAACAACAATTAAATTCCAGTCACCAATTTATCTTGAACCTGAAAAAGAATATGCATTAGTATTCTTATCACCTGCTTCTGATAAGTATGAGATGTGGGTTGCCACTATGGGTCAAAAAACAGTAAGAACTACAAACTTACCCGATGTACAAAATGTTGTTGTATCGAAACAATACATTGGTGGTAGTTTATTTAAATCTCAGAATGGTACAATTTGGACTGCTAGTCAATATCAAGATTTAACTTTTAAATTACGTAAAGCATCATTTGTACAGTCAGGAACTACAACTTTCTATAATACTCCGATTGAAGCGGGTACTTTGAACACACAGGTTTTACCTGATAATCCAATTCGTACATTGCCACGAAAACTAAGAGTCAAACTAAGTAGTGCTGGTGATAATCAAGCAGTTTTACCAGTCGGAAGAAAAGTGAGCACAGGTGGTACTGGTGATGCTGATGATTTAAGCATAACTGGTATTATTGAGGGTAGAGGTTCAAAAATCAACATATCTTCTGGTTCTGATCCTGTTCCCAATACAGATTTTGCAATAGTTACTAGAGGTGAAGGTTATGCATTTAGTAATGCTAATAATATTCCTTTAAGGTCACTAACTGGAAGTGGAACTGGTGCATTGTGTTCCGTATCAATAACAAACGGAGTTGTTGATGAAAATGGTATTACTATAACAAATGAAGGAGAAGGATATCAAGTGGGAGAAGTTCTTACTATTGATAATTCTGATGTAAAAGTATTGAGAGGTTTTGGATTTAAATTAGTTGTAACTAAAATTGATGATACTCTTGATACTTTATTCCTAACAGATGTACAGGGTGATAAGTTCTCTAATACAGAAACTCTTATACAATATGGAAATAATAACGATACGAGAACATTAGTTTCACCTGCAACTACAGTCAATGGAGATTCTGTAGTAAATGGAGATTTATATACTGGTAAAGTTCTTGAGGTAACTCAATACAACCATGCTCATCATGGAGCAACTAATCAGGTTGAAGTTAAAGGAATTAAACCAGATACTCAGTTTGTCCCTACCACATCTGCTTTGACTGCAGAAACAACTACTGTTTCACTTGGTAATACATCAGTGTTCAGTAATTTTGGTGGAATTACAACAGATAGAGGAGAAGCACTTATAGGTGAGGAAATCGTATCTTATGTTGTTGGAACTGGTCAGTTAACTCTTACAAGAGGTATTTTAAATACAATTGCATCAACACATGAAGTGGGTTCTGATATTCAAACATATGAAGCAAATGGTATGCCACTAGTTGGTATCAATACAACATTTACTGTACCTACAAATACCACTTTAGTTGATTCATCTAATATTGATAACTATTTTCTTGAAGTTAATGTTGGTGGTATAGCTCCAACTAGGGTTGGTAAATCACTTCTTTGTTTCTCTAATGAGAAGGCAATTGGTGGAACTAATGCTAAAATATCACAAAATCATCAGTTTAGTTCTATAACACCACAATTCAATATTATCACACCTGGAAGCACGACTCGTGTAAATTCTACTATTAGAACAGTTAGTGGAACTAGTGCTAATGGAAATGAAATATCATTTATAGATCAGGGATTTGAACCTGCAACATTAAATAGCACAATGTTCTATCCATCTCCTCGACTTGTTGCATCTAAAATTAATGAATCAAATAAATTAACAACTTTACCAAAAAATAAGTCATTAACGTTAAATATTGATATGTCCTCACGTGATCCAAATTTATCACCTGTATTAGATGTTAAAAATGCAACATTTATTTTAGGTAGAAATAAAATAAATGATCCAATAGGAAAAGAAAATTATGCAACTGATGTAAGAACAAACCAATTAGAAGATGATCCACATGGTTCAATATTTGTATCTAAACGAGTTGATTTAAAACAACCAGCAACATCACTTAAAGTATTAGTTGGTGCGAGTGTTCAACCTGAAGCAGATTTCAGAGTTTTCTATAGATTATTCAGTGCTGATTCAAGTGAAGTATCACAAACATATAGAGCATTTCCAGGATTTAAAAATTTAAATGATGTTGATGGAGATGGATTTGGTGATGAAATAATTGATTTAAGTCAAAATGATGGTAGAGCAGATTCTTTTGTATCTCCTAATCCATTTGGTCAATTCTCAGAATATCAATTCTCAGTAGATAATCTTGAGCAGTTTAGTGGTTTTGTAATTAAAATAGTAATGACATCTACCAACGAATCATATCCTGTGAGACTAAAAGACTTTAGAGCATTAGCATTAGCATGATACCAGTAGAAGGTTATAAAAATTTATTTCGTGATGAAAAAACTGGTGCCATAGTAAATATGGATTCTACTGGATTTTCTAATTATATGTCTGAAAAAAGAAGAAATTCTGATAAACAGGCAGAAATGGATGCTATGAAAGAGGAACTTGAAACTCTTAAATTGATGTTAAAAGAGTTAGCCTCAAAGATAACATCATAGTAAATATAAATACTTTTTAGATCTAATTGCTAACACTTAGATGGCAGATATAAAAGTCAGAGTAGGACAGCAGAATGCCACAAAGGTGATTTCATCTCTGGCAGGTGCTCAAACTCTATCATTAACAGAATTAAGTGACGTGAATGTCTCTGGAACCCTACAAAACGGTATGGTTCTTGTTTTTAATGGAGTCACGAAAAAATTTGACGCAACATTGGAGTTGACTCCAGGTGCAGCACAGAACTTAGATATTAACGGAGGAAATTTCTAAATGGCTAGTATTATTAGAATCAAACGATCCTCTGGTACTAATAAACCAGGTAGTTTGAATTGGGGTGAAATGGCATATGTAACTGGTATTGGCAGTTACGGTGGCACAAATCAATACAAAGACAGAGTATTTTTGGGAGATGACGGTACAAACGTCAATCCAATTGCTGGTCATTACTATACATCAATGATGGAGCATACACCTGGTGCATTGACTGGTGTAACAAATACAAGGAATAGTGATGGTGGTATAGTTGCAGTCTTAGATAGCAGTCGAAAAATTGATGAATGGAATGTAGATAATATAACTTTGAATGGAAATTTAATTTCTACAACTGATAATGATGGTGATCTCGTAATTCATCCAAATGGAACTGGTGATGTTGTCATACCTGATGATAGTAGAATTGGTTTTGGTGGTGGAGCGAA